CACATTGTTGTCCACACTCGATGTCCAATGCTTGTCCGCGTGGCTGACCTGCGCCCCGGCGGGGTACGCGTCCGTCGCTCCAAGGGGTTGGCTCCATTTCGGCCACTCCTCCTCCGGGTCGGAAATCGCTACCCAAAGGCTGGGGGCTGCGTCTGGTGTCCAATCCGCCTGCGACGTGTGATCGCCCAAACAGCGGTACAGTTTGCCGCCGTGCCTGCGGATATTCCCGGCTTTGTAGTTCACCGGGACGGCCCACGCCGCGAACATTTCCGCGTGTTCTCCCGCCGTGGTGTCGTCAATGCTCCCCGCCTCCGCCATCACAACGAACGCGATATTGCTGGCCTCCCCAACGGTCTGAATACGGGCCGTGTTTTGGAAAATAAGTTCCCCGCTCTCCGCCTCAATCGGCACGGCCTCCGGCGCTCCGGGAATAGCCGTCCCGCCGGGGAGGTTATAGAGGTCGCCGTTCACCGCAATGCCCTCCGCCTCCGGCTCCTGCGCCTCAACGTAGACCCCCTCCTCGTTCACCTTGACGTAGCGCGGCCTGTCGCAGAGCGCCAGCAGCGCCCCGCCGCTCATAATCGCATACATATTCTTTTACCTCCTGACTTTGATTTTCAGCTCGTCAGCGAGCCTTTGTAGCTCCTCCGGCGCAGCTGCGAAAAATGCCTCGTTGAAGATGATAACGTCCAAGTCCTCCCGCAGGAAGTGCCGCCAACTCCGCCAGAGCATTTCCCTCTCCTCGTCCGAAAAGCGGTAAAAAGCGCCGTCCGCTTTGGATTTCCTCTGCCTCTGGCTATAGGCGATTGCCCACGTCAGCGCCCCGCGTTCGAGGCCCCGCCCGTCGTCGTTCTGTGCGAAGTGCTTTTTGGCGTTCTCGCTCGTCGTATAGCATACCGCCTTGCCCTCCGCCGTCACGAGGCTTTCGCCCTCTGTTTCCAGCTCTGTCCCGTAGGGGATATTAAGCTGCTCCCCGCACAGAGCCAGCTCTTTGTACCTGTGGTGCGTAACAAATCTCATGCCGCCTTTGCCTCCTGCTGTACGGTTCCGTGCTGGCGGTAAATCCAGCCCGCGCCCGTCTTTGTCGCTTTCATCGTACACTTGAATTTCTTCTTTCTGGCCGCAAGCTCCGGTGCAAACAGCCGCGTGAATTTCTCGTCCATCGACCGAAGCGTCCGATAGCTGTTGCACCTCTGCGCGTGCGCCCTCCATGACTGGTAGGATTGGATAGCGTCCTCCGGCGAGAGCTTTCCCACGTCCACCCAGCGCCGGAAAATGTCGAGTTTCCTCCGCATAGCCTTAATGCTCTTGCGGCTCAACTTCATCGTCACCTTTCCGCTTTCACGCAGTGTCACCCGCATTTTTAGGAATGTAAAAGAGTGGTGCCGGAATGGGGTTATGATGTTCTTCTTGTCGCTCATTGCAATCCCCAGCTCCTCCGCCAGCGCGTAAAGGCACCGCTTGATGTCTGCAAGCTCCGCGAGCGACGGGCTTATCACATACCCGTCGTCCATGTACCGCCCATACCCATGAATGCCCCGCACGTCTTTGACGTAGTGGTCTATCGGGCTTGCGAAGTCGAGGGCGATAATCTGGCTGATCTCGCTGCCCAGCCCTACCCCGTGCTTTCGCTCCGCCGTCTTGTCTGCGGTTTTCATCTTCAAGAAGTCGTCCACATAGTCACAAAACAGCGCATATAGGCGGTCGTCTTTGATTTTGGCTCTGGCCCGCGCCTTAATGGTGTCGTGGGGCAGGCTCCCAAAGTACCCCTTGAAATCGAACTGGTATATTCCGCCCTGCGTCCCGTACCTGCGGTAGTGGTCGCGCAGGTGCTTTTTCAGCCGTCGGAGCTGGAAGTCCATGCCCTTTCCCGCAAGACTGGCCCCGTTGTCATATACAAAGCTGCGGGAGTATGCCCCCACGAGTAGGTTCTTGCATAGGCATTTCTGCGCCGCCCTCTCCTGTATCGGCAGCGCGTCGATGTCCCTACGCTTTCCGTGTTCGATGGTCGCAAAGCTCTGAAAGCCTCTGAATTTCCTTGTCCCGTCCCGTATCGTCTCATACGTCTTTTGGCTCTCCGCCAGTAGGTCAGTCTCGAAGTTTATCGTAGACGTTTTCCACCGCGAGCCATTGCAGCATTCCTTTCCTGCCCGGCAGAGGTTCCCGAACGACATAACCTGCTCAAAGCTCTTTCCTCCGGCCTCCTGCGCCTTTCGCGCCCGCCGTGCTTTCCGCCGCTGGTACCGTGCCTCCCGCCTTTCTATACTGTTCATTCTCTTGTCTCCAAACTCAATGCAATCTCCCGCCCGTACAGCGTCATGGCTCCTCCGGGTGGTTTGCGGGGTGCATCACTTCCCGCACCTGTCCCGGCGGCCATAGCGGTTTCTCATAGCTGCGTAACGGTTGCTCATGTAACAGGGGAGGCGGGTGCCGGGTCGCTCTGTTCTCCGGCCCCGCCCGCCAAAACTCCCCCGCCATGCAAGTAGCGTCCGGGCCTCCGTATCGGGCAGCGATTTTAGGTCTGTAACCCCGTTCGGGGCCAGTCGCCAAGGTGCAAGCTCTCCTTTAAGGTTTGGGGCGCGGTTTTCGCTTTCGCTACTAATTCTGGCCCCGGTCTTGTTTTCTTAAATCCCGGCGCGAACCCATGCGAGTAGTTGGCGCGGTTGTTGCTGCCGCTGCCGCCGGTATTGACGAGCCCGAAATGGCGCGTGCCCGCCGCACGGACGGAGCGGAGCCACCAATTGCAGGCGGTGCCGTCAGAGCTTGCCCTACTGTGTGTTTACTGTTTCTGTGCCTCCGGCTTTTTGTGCCAGCCGTTCCAGCGCCTCTTGTCGCTGTCGGCTACTGCCCGGAGCTTTTTGAGCGCGTCGTTTCCTGCGGTCGTCCACCTCTGGAAAACCGCGTTGTAGTCCACCTTGCCCTCGAAAAAGTTGTTGCCCTCGTCCACCATCTCATAGCAGAATGTGATCTCTGCCAGCAGCGCCTCCGCGCTACTTATCGCTACTTTCATGTAGCGGTGCCGCAGCTCGAAGTCCCGCAGGCTCATTTCCTTGTGGACGTAGATCGCGTTCGCCTTGACTGCGTTGGTGTAGACCTCCCCCGCCAGAGCAAGCAAATTGTTTGTGATTATCCACCTGTAGCTTGTCGGGAATTTCTTCACGGCCTGTATCGTTTCCACCCGCAGTTTCCGCGCCAGCGCCACAAATTCTGCTGCCGCGTCTTTTCTTCTGGATTTGTAAACCGACACTTTTCCGCCCTCCTTTCCATTCTGCATTTCTGTCGTTCCGCTGGTGTGGACTTTCGTCCCCACCGCTCCACTTGGGTTTCTGATTTTTGATTAGGCAACCTTAAAGCCCGGCGCGAACCCATACGAGTAGTTGGCGTTGCTGTTGCCGCTGCCGCCGTCGGTAGTGACGAGCCTGAAAATGTTCGCGGCCGTCGCATAGACGGAGCGGAGCCACCAATGGCAGGCGGTGCCCGTGTCGTTGTGCTTGTACCTTACGCGGCTGTTGCCGTTTTTGTAGTAGTCGTACTGCTTTTGGTAATTCTGCTCTGCGCTGTTTGCGTAGTAGCGGGTGCCGAATGCCTCGAACTCCGCAAGCAGCCAGATTTTGTCCTGCGTCGCCGTGACATAGCTGGCCGTGTTGTTGCCGCCGCCCGTGTTGTCGCTGTATTTGGTGCAGGAAACAATGGCGCTCCGCCAGTCTGCCGGGAGCGCATTAAGGAACTGCGGGCAAATCGTCTTGCGCATATAGCTCCCGTTCCACCCGCCGCTGTTGGTATTTGTGGTGTTCATGCGGAATGCCGCAGAGCTGCCGCTGCTGTTGTAGCTGCCGTCCACAAAAGCAATGTCTTTCCCGGCGGAGTTTTTGCCGAACTGGAAGTGAATGCTGTTGCTGCCCTCCACGCTCGCATTGTGGTTAAAGCCGAGGATAATCGCATAGTAGGTGTCGTTGATCGCCAGCGAGCCGACCGTCCCGTTGACCTTAATGCCAATCTTGTCGCCCACGCTCCAAAGGTTCGCCGCCTGTCCGCTCTGGGCCGCCGCCTTGATTTCTGCCGCCCCATTGTTTGCCAGTGTCCCGCTGGGCATACTCACCGTCACGCTCACCGTCTTGCTGGACGGCGCGGTGTGGTTCGTGCCTGCGGCCACGTTGATGGTGACGGTGACGTTGCCTGTGGCTTTCCCGGTCACAGTAACGGTAGTGCCGGAGACGCTGACCGTAGCCGTCGCTGTGTTGCTGCTGCTGGCGGTGATCGCGCCGTCGCCCGCCCGCGTGACGGCCACCGTGCCTGTCTTTGTGGTGACGTTCAGCGACATCGAGGTCTTATTCAGCGAGAGGCTGCCCGCTGCCTTGCCAATGCTCCACGCCACTGTCTTTGCGCCCGTGCCGCCGTCGCTCCACTGGTGGTTCTTGTTCGGCGTGACCGTGGCGTTGTAGCTCCCAGCGTTGGTGCCGGAGGTCGTGCCGCCCAGCGTCATTTTCGCACTGTCGTAGTTGTTCAGCTGCGGGCTTTGGGCGCTCCCGCTATAGGTCAGGCTGCCTTTCTGTGTCGGGACGGCGAGGGTGGCCCGATTGATCTTCCACGTCACGCTCCTCGCGTCCCGTGTCCCGTCGTCCCATGTGTAGCCGATTTTCGGGGTAAAGGTCGCCGTATAGGTTCCTGCGTCTACGGCGGAGTAGTCCCCGCCAATCGAGAGCTTTTCCGCGTCATAGCCGTTCCATGTGGGGCTTTGGGCGCTCCCCGTATAGGTGAGGCTCCCGCTCTGCGAGGGGACGGCGTTGATAATGCTCGTCAGCTTAGTTACCGCTTGGAGCGCTGCGTCCGCCGATGTCTGCGCGTTGCCCGCCGCCGTGACCGCCTCCTGTGCGGTAGATTTTGCGAGGTTCGCCGTCTCTGCGGCTGTGTTGGCCGTCCTGTTCGCCGTCGCCGCGAGGGTGGCCGCCCCCTGCGCTGTTTCCAGCGCCTCGTCCGCTGTCCCCTGTGCGCTCGTCGCGTCGCTCTGGGCCTTGTTCGCCGCCGCCAGCGCCGCCTCCGCCGTAGACTGTGCGCCGTCAGCGGTTTCCTGTGCTGCTTTTGCTGCGTCGCTGGCCGCTTGGATTTTCGCGTTGAGCTGTTCCTCGTCCCCGGCTCCGCCAGGGGTGTTCACTGTTCCCCATGCCATCTGTTTATTCCTCCTCTGCGCTGTTTGGCGTAATATGCACGTTCACCCCGCTCTCCGCGCTGGGCCGCACGTTAAGCAGGGTGAGACTTGCCTTGATTTCCGAGGCCGGGGCTTTTTTCGCGTAGAGCCGCACCGCCCCGGCCATGCTCTTGCAGCTCGTATAAAGTCCACAGCTCCGGGCCGTGTCCGCGTGTATCGGCCAGATCGCCAACTGCGGCACCGTCTCCTCCGTAGCCTCAAGCACAGGAATGTCGATGTGCAGGCCCGGCGGCTCCTCGTTTGGCGTGATGTCGCCCTCCGGCGGCTCCTCTCTGCTCTCGCCGTCCGGCTCAAGAGCCTCTTGGTTGTTTTCCCAGCCTGTCGCCGGAATGGTGATCTCCTTTGTGAGTGTGGAGGCGGCGATAAGCTGCTCAACCGCCTTGTAGGTCATAACCGCCTCCGGGTCGATGGTGGCCGTCACCCGGTCGATCTCGTCCACCGCCGCAATCAGGTCAAAAGTCGCCAGTTTGCCGACCGCTGCGCTGGCCGGGCGAATGCGCTCCGGCTCCTCCTCAAGCACGAGATAGGTGTACGGCACCTCTCCCTCGTCCGGGTCTGCGGCGTAGAGCAAAATGCCCGTAGCGTAAAAGCCCTCCGCCACGTCCGAGCTGTTGATTTGCACCGAAACCTGACATTCCCCGTCCACCGGGTTCCCCACCGCCGAGATTTTCGCGTCCATGACGTACCCCGCAGGCTCCGTCATGCTCTTGGGGGTCATACCCTCCGGGATAGAGCCTTTGCCGACGGCTGCCCGCGTATAGTGCATTTTGCACCGCCCGGCCAGCACCTTTGCTATTAGCGCCCGCCCTGCTGTCGAGCTATAGCTCCCATCTTCAAATTTAGGCATTTCCGCTTTCCTCCTTTATCAGCTTTGATTTTATTTTCGTCTGGAAGAACACCCCTCCTGCGCCGCTCCTGCGGCCCGTAGAGGCCCGCCTTACGCCGGGCGGCTCTCCGTTAAGGGTAGGCGTTAAATAGCCACTGTGCGCCACGAGGAGCGCCCTGCGGACGGTTCGCGGCTCTGCCACGAATTGTCCCGTCTGCTGCGTCCCAATCGCCCCGCCGTAGCCTACCCGGAGCTGCTGGCGGAACGTCCGCTTTGTCCGCACCTGCATACCAATCGCAAGGTGCGCCGGGACACGGCGATAAAGGGTGTCCAGCAGGTTCGCCTCCCCGAACACCTCCCCCTCGATGGTGATGTAGATTACCCCCAGCTTGAAGTCAATCCCCACCGCGCCGCCCGTGTAGTTGGCTATGATCTCCCGTATCTCCTGCTCCCCGATGTGGCCGTTTCCGCACAGCCTCCCAATGACGACGCGCTTTCTCTGGTCGAGCGTAAGCTGCTCCGCGTAGGTGATGTGGAGTATTCCCTCCCATTCCTTGACCGTCTCCGCGTCCGCCGTCAGGATAAAGCTGTTGAGGAAAACCCTCTCCACCCCGGCCTCAAGCCCGTCTGCCACCCTGCCGAACGCCTTGAGGATTTCCACCATCTCGAAAACGTCCCGGTAAAACCGTGGGTAGTACGTCAACAGCTCCTCGTAGCTGCCCGTGTAGTACCTGTTGTAGAATTTCACGCGATTTCCACCCCCCGCAGCACTGGCACGTCCTCCTCTCCGGGGGTGATGTTGTGGGTGTCGCCGTTGAGCCGCAGGTCGCTGTAGTCCACGAGGCTTTCCATCTGGCTCAAAATCGAACCGACGGCGGAAACGCGGACGACGACACTCTCGCCCTCTCCTGCGTCCAGTACAAGCTCCTTGAGGTATCTCTCAATCGCCTCTGCCGCCTCCTCCTGAGCGGCCTGTTTGGTGGCCCCGCTCGCCAGCTCCGCGCCGAACGTGACCGTGATTTCCAGCGCCTCCGCGCCGACCGCCGTAAAGTGCGCTCCGATGTTTGCCACCCCGTTTCCGAGGCCGTCCCCCACGGTGTATGTCTTGCCCTCTACCGTGGCCGTGAGGCCCTTTCCCGCCGGGTCGATATACTCCTGCACCTCTGCCACCTTTGCGGCCCCGCAGGGCTTTCCTACCGGGTCAATCAGCACTCCCTTGACCGTGTTCGGCCCGTTCCATAGCGGGATAATCCGCGCCCGGCCCACGCCGTCCCTGCTCTCGCACCATGTCTTGTAGTGCTGCCTGTTTCCGTTCTCTGCTGGCCCGGCGATTTTCTCAAATACCCGGTTGCGCAGGCTCGCGTCGTCCTCGTCGTTGCTCCCGTTCTCGTAGATCGCCCCAAACGTCGCCGCCACAAGGCCGTCTATGTTGTTCACCGGGACTGCCGGGGTGCCTGCGTAGATGTCGTTCCCGTCCTCTCCGGCGGCCTCCGCCTCAAAGTAGTAAACCCCCGTCCCGGCCTCCACCTTGAGCGTGAAATAGGCTCCATCGTAGTAAAAGCGCTCGCCCGCCTGCGGCGTGGTGCCGTCGAACTCCGCCCGGTACTTTGCTTTTGTCGCCGCCAGCCGCGTCACGCCGTACTCGCTGGCCTTTGTGTCCAGCGCCTCCCCCGTGGCCGTCGCCAGCCGTGTCATTTCCGAAACAACATCAAGGTCGGTGTATAGCTTTGCTACCTTGAGCAGCACACCAGAAACAGCGTCGAAAAAGATACTGCCCTGCCGGGTGTCGATTTCCTCCGGCGCATTGTTCAGCACCTCCTCCAAAAGCCTCTCGTATGTGTAGCCCTCGAACATTCTCAAATCACCTCCTCAATCTCTGTTGCCCCGAAAACCGTGTCCGCCGAAAAAGAAACACGCGCCCCGTCCCCCTCAAACTTCATCTTGAAATTTGAGATAGACAGTATGCGCGTGTCCGGGCGCAGCGCGTCCTTGACAAAGCCCTCCAACGTGGCCTCGCTATAGTCTCTGGTTGCGTCCTTTGCCGTGACTGCGGCCTCCGCCTCGTTTCCGTACTGATGGTCGTAAATCAAGCACTTAAAACGCGGCGTGATGATCGCCTTGCGTATCGCTTGGTCTACCGCTGCAAGGCCGTCCACCTTTCCGACAATCCTGCCCTTTTCAAGGTCAAGGCGGTATGTCCTTGACGGCAGCTCCGCCGCCTCTGTGATGGTCTCAACCGGGATAGGGATAAACGTCTCTGCCATCGTCACACCACCCTCCCCAGCACAAAGTATTGCTTTCCGTGGTTGAGGGCGAGCAGGTGGACGCGCTCCCCGGTTTTCAGCCCATTGTGTACCCGTATCGCCTTTCGCCCCTCGATAGGGTGCGCGTGGGAGGCGAATGCGGGGTAGCCGCTGCCGCCGCTGACCGCCTCTGTCTGCCAGTGTACCGTGACCTCTGTGTCGTAGTCCGTGAGGTGCCTCGGCACGATAACATTCCCCGGCCCAACCGTCAGCTTGTCGTCGTTCACCGCTTGGATTTTGAGGGGGCTGGTGGATTTCACAACCCCCTGTATCACCTGCATCCCGTCTCCGGCCAGCCCTTGAAAAAGCCCCTTGATACTGGTTTCCTCTCCTGCCATCTCTCCCGCCTCCTTTTAGCTGAATGAGCCGTCGTCCACCCACCCATACACCCAAGAGCTGCTGTCCGTGTGTATCAGGTGCCACGGGTGCTTTGCGCCTTTGGCGACGAGCGTTATCTTTGCCGGGCCTGCTTTCGGGTTGCCTGCGGCCTTGCCCGCCGTGCTGCTGACGTAATGCGGCCCGCCCTTGAATTGCACCACGTCCCCGACCTTGTACTCTTTGCCGCCCGTGTCCTCGCCCTTTTTCTCTTTGGCGAGGTCGTTTGCGTAGTTGAGCTTGAGCGACATAATGTGCTTGCCGTCCTCGAATGAGTGCGTGTCCTCGTCCACATAGAACGTCCGCGCCAGCCCCAGCTCCGGGATAATGATGTAAACCCCTATCCCGGAAATGACCTCTGGAATGCCGATGGCCTCCAAGCTCAACGACCGCTCCGGCGTACTCTTTTCGTCCAGTATGCTTGCCACAAGGTCGTTCACCTGCGCCGCCGTCAGGCTTTCGTCCGGCTGGTCGATCTCTTGGAAAATCCCGATCTTCTTTTCCAGCTCCGCCTTGCTCTTTTCCGCGAGGGTCGTCCCCTCCTTGGAAATCATCTTCACGCGGGTCTTGATGTCCTCAATGCTCCTGCTGTAGGTGTAGCCGGTGAGGTTCTGGCCCACCTCAATCACCCACTGTAGAATGTTCTCCCGCCGCGTCAGGAGACTTATTTTGCCCTTGTCGCTGGCTACATAGTGCCGTATGCCCGTCGCGTCGAAGTCGAGGCTTAGAGCGTCCGCAATCGCGTCGAATGCCGTGGTCTTTGGCTTTGTCAGCTCCGGGATTTTATAACTGCACTGCGCCACCTCTCCCATCGGGAGGTTAAACCGGGTGCAGCAGTCCCGGAACACGTCGCTGGCCGTCTTATTCTCATAGGTGAACGTGTCCTTGTTGTTTGCCAGATAAATCCCATTGTCATAGGCCGTAAAGGTGAGCTTTTTCTTGTCGCTCTGCGTCTGCGCCATGATAATGCCCCGGAAAAGCTCTGTCCCATTGTAGCTGAAAATGCACTGATGTCCCTGCTCCACGTCGATTTCGCTCCGGGCGTGTTTGTACCCGTCGTCGTCAATCAGTGTCACCGCCAGCGTCCGGGCGGAGGAGCCTTTTCTGCCCCTCCACTTGACTTTCTCCACAAGCTGCGAAACGTCGTACCCCTGCTCTCCCTTTAGGATAATCAGGCTTATCCCCTCTGCCATCTCTCTCACCTCCGCTCTATGGAATTTTAAGCACGTCTCCGGCCCATATCATGTTCGGGCCGCCCCGGTGCGCGTCGATTACCGCCCTGTTCGCCTCATAAATTTTCTTGTACTGCGAGCCGTCCCCATAGAATTTCCTTGCAATATTCCACAGGCAGTCGCCGCCTTTGACCGTGTAGGTCTTTGGCTGCACCGTATTATCCACCCGTGGCTCCTCTTTCTGGACGCTGGCCGTGGCGCTCGGTATATCCACCTTGACCTGCCGCACAGCGATCTCCCTGTACTCTTTCAGCGTGATACTGTACTGGTAGGTTCCGGGGTCGCCGCCCTCCTCGCTGTAGTTGAAATCCTCAATAGCGACGTAGAGGTCAACCCCGCAGGCCGTCGCAATGAAGTGTATGGGTTTCCTGCTCGCTTTCCATGTGTTGATCTTCTCCACCAGTGTCAGCGGCTTTGTGAGGCTGCTGACTTGAACTCCCGGAAATCTGGTGGCCGGGAAAAAGCTCGAAAAGGAAAATTGCAGGGCTGGGCGGCTCTGCATGATGATGATCTCGCCCAGCCCTACGATGTCTACGCTGCTGTTGCTGCCGCCGTTTTTGGTCTGGAAAGAGGGCGGGAGGACGGGGAGCTGTATCTTCTCCTTTTCCGCGTTGAACGTCAGCCACATTTGGTATTTAGAAGTCATACGCCAGCTCTCCCTCCTCGTAGATTTCGCTCTGGATAATCTTCATCAGCACGGGCTTGAGGTTGTCTTGCAGGATTTCCAGAATGCTTTCCTTGTCCGCTTTGCTGCCGCCCGTGACATCAATGGCCCCGCTGCCCGCGACTTCAAGCAGAATGCGCCGCACCTGCTCCTCTGCGGTTTTCCTGCCGCTGCTGCCAGTGTCGCCCCCGGCAAAAACCTGTAGCGGCTGCCGCTTGTCGTTGAGCGCCGCAATCAGCCTGTCGGTTTCCTCTGTCGGGAATACCGTGCTGCCCTGCTGCCCAACGATAAGCTCCGGGCCGTTGTCGCCTGCGATAAATGCGCCCGTGCTGTTTGTGGTGCCGTTGGCATATGCGTCCACCGTCCGCATGATAAGCTCCGGCCCCTCCTCGCCAGCCACAAAAGTGCTCTCGGCGTTGGTGGTGCCGTTCGCGTGGCCGGGGACGGTGCCGCTGGAATTGACCCGCACATTGACCGTCGTATTTGCGCTGGAAAGCGCCGCCGTTACCGCATTGGCTACTTCCTGCGCCGCCGCGACTGCGTTGGTCTTTCCGGCCCGGATTTGGTTTGCGTAGGCGCTGATGGTCGCCGTGGCGCTGGCCGCCGCCTCGTCGCTGAGGTTCATGTCTTGGACGGTGGCCTGCATCTCCTGCTCGATAGCGTCCATCTGGGCGGTAAAATCCGTCACCCAATCCGCCGTCATTGCAGCCACTTCCTGCTGCCGGGCGCTGACCTCTCCGACCGTGTTGGCAAGGGCCGCGACGGCCTCTGTGTCGCCGCTCTGAATGGCCTGCGCCATGCTGGCCGCCAGCCCTGCGGCCTGTTCGCTGCCGTCCTGCGCGTAGGCCATCAGTGCCTCGTAATTTTCCTGTGTAATGCCCAAATCCTCTGCCGAGGTATTTTTCAGCACTTCCACGTTGGCGAGGTAGTTGTCCCAATACGCGAGCTGACTGTCGAGCGCCGCCTGCGCATTTGCGACGGTGGCCTCCATGTCCGCCTGTGCCTCGTCGAATAGTCCAAACTGCCCCTCAAAGCTCTCAAGGGCCGCTTGATACGCCTCGTCGTAGGCTGCACACAGTTCCTCTACCTTTTCCCTCACGCCGTCGTAGGCGGTTGCTACGGCCTCTTGGTAGGTGGCCGGGGCCTCTGCCGCCTCCGCCTCTGCCTCCGCAACATCGGCCCACCCCTGTTCGATTTCAGCGATAAGCGCGTTGTTTTCCGCCTCTGCCGCCTGTAGCTGTTCCAGCGCGTCCTTGTAGGCGTTGAGGTCGTCCCATTCGCCGCCCGTCCAAAAGTGATCCCAATCACTCATATTATCCATGCGCTCTTGTTCGAGCCGCACGTTTTCCGTGGCCTTTGCGATTTCCGCCTCAAGCTCCGCCTGCTTTTGCAATGCCTCGACGTAGCTTTCCCGTGCCTGCTGCTGTCTGGCCGCCTCTGCCTCCTGCTCGCAGGCATGTTTCATGGCCGCCACATAGTCGTCTGTACTGAGGGTGGCGTTGTCTACCAGTGCCGCCAGCTCTGGGTAGCTCTGGGCGAGCTGCTGGTTGACTGCCTCAAGCTGCTTTTCCTGCGCTGCGGTGAGGTTCGCCTGCGAGGACAAATCCTCGTATTTCCGGATTAGGGCCAGCGCCCCGACTTCCTGCGCCCGAATTTCTGTCATAGAGCTGTCGAATGCCTCGGAAACTTGCCCCACGCTCTCGCACAGCGCGTCCACCTCTGCGGTGAACTCCTCTACGGTCTGCCTGTTGGCCTCGAACGCCGCTGAAAGGTCGTCCACCTGATACTTGAGCCGCAGCGCCTCCTCCGAGGTTTCCCCGTACTTCTCGCAGGCCTCCTCATACTCTGCGTTGAGGTCTTGCAGCTCGTAATACTGCTGCCGGGTGACGGCGGTCATGCCCTCCGTCGCCCCCATATCCTCTTGGAAAGCGTCTACGAGGAAAAGAACTGCCGCCGTAACCGCTGCAATCGCTGCTGCTATGGCCGTAATGGGCCAGATAGCTACAGATAGGGTGGTGCCGAATAGGGCCGTTGCTGCCGTTGCTATTGCTGTCCCTGCGGTGTAGAGCGCAAACCCAGCCACCACCACGCCAATTCCTACCCCGATAGCGGTAATGGCCTTTGTGACGGCTGGGTGTTCGTTTAGGAATGTCCCTATTCCGTTTACCATTCCGGCCAGTCCACTTGAAATCCCGTCGAGGGAGGGCTGTATCGCGCTGGTAAAGGCAGTGCTGATGTTGTTGCTTGCCTGCGTCCACTTTTGGTCGAGGGTCTGCGCCGTGGCTGCTGTACTTGAGAGCGTTCCGCTGGCGACCTCAAGGGAGCCTGTCAGCGTGTCTACGCTGATCGCCCCGCTGCGGATGGCGTTCGCCATATCCACGCCTGCCCTGCTGCCGAACGTCTCCACCGCGAGGGCGGTCGCGTCTGCCGTGCTCTCCATGTTCGCGATCTCACTGATTACCGACTGTAGCGCCGTCCCTGCGTCCAGACCATCGTCCGAGAAGTTTTTGACGGCGGTACGCATAGCGGTGATGGCCGTCGTCCCGGTCATTCCGTATAGTTCGAGCTGTGCCAACAGGGAAATTGCATTATCCAGCGATAGCCCCATCTCTTGGAAAGAGGCCGCGCCTGTAATGAGGTTGCTGCTCAAGGTGTCTACGGAGATACCAGAGATTTGTCCAGCGTAGGCCAGCTTGTCGAGGACGCTCTCTACATTGCTGCCCTCCACACCCCACTTGTTCATAATCTTGGTGACGTTCTGCACCGAGCCAACGACGTTCGTTCCCGTGATGTTCGCATAGTCGAGGAACTTTCCCGTAACGTCGGTCAGCTCCTCCCCGGTAAGAGCCATGCGGGTGTTGATTTCTCCGATGGCTCCTGCCGTGTCGTCAAGGCTGCCAGATTTGCTTGCGGCGTATGCGTCCATCATGCTCTTTGTAAGCCCGTCCAGGGCCGCTCCGCTGGCCCCGGTCGCCTTTACTACGGTGCTTTCTGCCTCCGAGAATGCGTCCACCAGTTCATATACACCCTCTGCAATCTCTTTCAGCTTTGCGGTAATGCCTGCCGCCGCCAGCGCCGTCGCAACGCTCTCTACTGCGTTGACGCTCTTTTTACCGCCCTCCTCGGCCTCCTGCGCGGCTTGTTCGGTCGCCTTGGACAATTCCTCTGTCGCACTGCTGGCCTTGCTGTTGGCCTCTGAAAGGGCCTCCGCAGCGTGTCCGGCCCGCTCTGCCGCGCTTTCCAGCGTGTCGAGGTCTGTGGTGCCGGAGGCGATTACACTGTCGTATGCCTCCATTGCGGCTGCGGCCTCCTCCTGTGCCACAGAAAGATTGCTCATAGCCTCTGCTGCGTCAACACTTGCCTTTGCAAGGGCCGCCTTTGCCTCTGCCGAAACGTCCTCATTTTTTGCAAGCTCTGCCGCAGTAGTTGCCGCCTCGTCCATTGCCGCGCTCAAGTCGCTCTGGATTTCCGCCGTGGCCTCCATGCTCTTGGCAAGCTCGCTGGCCGCCCGCTCGCAGACCTCAAACATCTGCCCCTGTTCCTGTAGTGCGTCTGCCGTCTTGTAGCCCTGCTCAACAAGCTCCTCCGTAGTATAAAGGGCCTCCAACATTCCTTTGTCATAGTTGCCGACGGCCTCCGTCCAATGGTCTGTCTGCTGTGCTATGTCCGCAATCGAGGTTGCCACGCCGTCTACGCTCGACACAACCGAGGACGCGCTGCCCTCCATTCCGTCGAACGCCGCACTTGCTACGTCTCCGGCCCGCTCGAACTGCTCGACCATCGACATTCCGGCTTGCGCAATACTTTCTATTCTGTCGCTAATTTTATCCTCTGCGCTGAATTTCGCGGTTAAGTCCGGCATCTCTCCACCCCCTCTTGCCGTCGGTTAGATATGAAAAGGGCCTCGCAAAAGCTGCGAGGCCCAAACCTGTCGTATTCAGTTTTCCCACCCTCAAAGCTCAATCGTGCTGCGCTTTTGAGTGTGGGTCTGCTGGAAGTCCTTTACCACCTTTGAAGCGAAAGTGCCGCTTGCGGCTGTGTCGAGCGTAATGCTCTTGCTTTTCCCCTCGCTGGTGTATGAGATAACGAGCCGGGGACTGATGGCCGCGAGAGCGCCGACTGTTGCGCCTGCCGCTCCACCTAAGACATATTTCCCCGTGGCTGCGCCCGCCATTGCTTTTCGTGCGCTGCCCTCGCCTGTCACAAGGTCAATCGCCGTAACCTTTTCCCTCGCCACGGCGATCTCCTGCCCGCCCTTTTTGAATGTGATTTTGTCCGGGCCGTAGTACATCTCCACGGGGAGGTCTTTCGCAATGGGGAGGCCGCTGATGTGCTTGAGCGTTGCGCTCATGGTGGCTCCCAGCCTTTTCTCGATGGCAGTTGTCGCCCGCTTGTTTGCTTTGGCCTTTTTGTACCCGCGATAGCTGATGAACAAAAGCCCGCCGCAGAACACGGCAATAATTACGGCTGCAATAATTGCGTCTCCCATTTCTGCATTCCTCCTGCTTGTGGTTAGTGTAATGGCTTATGGCGTTATCTCAATGATGGGCTTTTCCCGCTCCGCTCTCTGCGCCCAGCACCTCGTCCCTTTGCCCCAATCGGCTAAAAACCCATGCAGGCCCGGCGGTAACGGTTCCTCACGCAGCTCCATGTACTCTCCCTCTGCGGCCTCCTCGCTCTTGTTTGGATAGCCTGCGGGGACATGGCCTGCGCGAGAGGGGAAAATGCTGCCTATGCTATAAAGCGCAAAAAATCGGGCCAGCGTCGTGTCCTCTCCGATGAATACCATGAGATAGTCCCGGCCTTTGGAAAATCCCGCTTTCTGCATGGCGGTGTATTCCTTGATAAATCCGGCCTCTTGCGCCGCTTGGAAACGCTTGTTTCCGGGCGCATGACGTATGAGTATCACGTCTTTCGGGTCTATCATCATGGCCTGTAAAACGTCGCTCACATACTCATACATCACGCAGCCCTCCGCTCGTCAGAGAACGATTTTCTTATACTTGTATTCCCAGAAATAGCCCCCGGCGCGTTTCTGCTTTCCCCGCAGGCAAGCGTTGATACAAGAGGCCGCTATTCCTGTCGCCCTTGCTGCTGCGCTCTGGCCGGGGTACTCCGCCACGACTTTCCCTGTCCGGGGGTCTATCTGTATGATGGGCGTTCTGCTGCCGTTCTTTGCCGCCGCTCTCGCTGTCCTGCTGCCGTAGTTGGTGTTCTCCTCTGCGGTGGCCCATTCGAGATTTTTGACCCGGTTGTTTTCCGGGTTTTCGTCCCGATGGTTCACCTGCGGCTTTCCCTCCGGGTTTGGGATAAAGGCAGTCGCTACAATCCTATGCAGGCGGTGTGACCGCCTTACCCCGTCTTTTCCGACAAGGGAAATCTGCATATACCCATGCTTCTTCTTTGTCGGTTCCACAATCCGTATGCGCCGCACCCTGCCGAGATTGCTGACCTCATAAAGGCCCTCGTACCCGACGACTGGCCGCCATTTTTCCTGCATTGCAGCACCTCCAAATGCTTAAACTCTATTTTACCCCCCCCCCCCTGTTTGTCAACAGTTTTCGGGATTTTGTCTCGAAAAGCGTCATTTCTGGTGGAAATCCTGCACTTATGACTTCGCCCGGAGCGTGTCGTGTCTCACGGGCCTTTCGTCCTCCTCAAGCTCCGACGCAATATAGAGGAGCTGTATCTCCCTCGGCATTTGGTAAAAGTCCTCCATGCGGAGGTCGTGCCTCTGCCATAGGACGTGCGCCCAATATCCGTCGGTGCCTTTGGAGGTTACGAGTTTTTTGCCGCCTCAAGCTCCTCGTCGTCGTTCACCGGGCTTGCGAGGCCGAGGGCCTGCATGACGATTTTGGAGACGTGCTGGTACTCGTCCGCCCGGAAAAAGACCTTGAGCGGCATATCCGTCACGTCCACGCACTTGAAATGCGCCATCAGCTCCGGGTCTTTGAGGTTCGGGAATTGCAGCGCCTCCACGATAAGGTGCCGGGACGCTCTGGCGCTGTCCTTTTCGGTTTTCCACACCACCTCGCCCATAGCGATAAGGGGGTTGCCCTTTTTGTCCGTCGCCATGCTCCGCTTGCGGTAGGCCTCATTGATCTTGTTGATCTCCTCCTGCGAAAGCACCTTGATCTCGAACGGGATAATTTCGCCGTTCTCGTCCCGAATGCTGTCCAGCCCCGGCGCGGTCACGACTTCCGGCTCCATGCTCCGCATGAAATACTTGAGGTTCTTCTTGTTGTCTGCCATGATATATACTCCCTTTCAAAAATTAAGTAACGGCCCCCTCCGCCCGGAGAGGGCCGCCCTGTCCTGCTGCTTACAGAATGTCTTTGGCGTTGAACGAGATCGCGTCCTCCACCACGTCGCCCCCGCTGTCGAGCATGGTGAGCGGCAAGTCCCCGGTGAGGACGCAGCCCACGCACGTCACAGTGTTGGAGCCGTACTGCTTGTAGAAGTCGCTGTTCTTGTCCTCCATAACCCCTTGGATAGTCATTTCCGGGGTTTCGTGGCTCTGCTGGTACTCCTTGATTTTCTCCTCAAGCCACTTGGAGGAGCGCCGCCGGGTGATGGTGCCAGTGATAGAGTAGCCCAGCCAACGGCTGCTGGGGGTCAGCTCTCCGAGCTGCCGCCCCGTCCAAACGTCCGGGGTCATTTTGATTTCGCACTTAATGCTGTCCGCAATCTCTACCCCGTCCAGATAGACGTGGCCCTCGCGGAGCGAAATCGGCGCGTGATTGTATTCCATTGCTCAGTCCTCCTCCCTTATCTCGTAGTGATGGTAAAGTACAGCTTTTCGGCGCTGTCCACGGCCTGCAAGCCTACGTTGAAGTAGGTTTCGTCGTCTACGCTGCTCTCCCGGTCTACGAGGAAATCCTCATCATAGGACACGTTCGTAATGGCCTCCGCGTCCTCGAACTGGCGGAGAATGGTCTTGCCAATCCCCTCCATGATGTCCCAGCCCCTCGCGTTGTTGTTGAACTTGTTGGGCGGGAAGTTGAGCTGCACGGCCTCTTGGAACGTGTCGTACACCCGGATAACCCGGTTTTTGCGGTAGCTCTTGTCTTTCTTGTCTGCGAACGTGGTGAGGCTGTTGATGTCGTACTCCACGACGATCTCCCTGTCCTCGTTGACGGAGAAGAAAAACTCGCCCGCATTGATGGCCGCGATAGCCTCCTCGTTGCTCTTGGGGTCTACGACGGCGGTGGCCCCGGCGTACTGCTTGTAGGTGAGGCTTTCGGTGTTGGTGGCCCCGGCTGTCGCTCCGGCTACCCAAGCGCAAACCTCCGCATGAGAGAGGTTGTCGCCGTCGAGGGAGACGCTGTTGGTGACATTGATAACCCCCTCGTAGTCCATACCGCCTGCGTCCGGCATGACGACCTGTACCCCTTTGCCCATGCTGTCGCGCATATACCTGATTTTGGTGAGCGCCGCCTGCTTGACGTTCTGGGCCTCCTCCCCGTTGAACGGGAAACAGACCGTATGGAACTTCACCTTTTCCCATGCGTCGATGAAGTCCGTAATGTCCGTGTTGGTGGCCTCCTCGTCCTCGCCACCTGTGAGGTTCGTCCCGGCGGCCTCTCCGAGCTTGCCTGCGCCGCTGAACGTGATGTAGGGGTTGCCCTGTGCAATCAGCTCCTCCACCGTGTTCAGCCCCTCGTACTCTGTGACCTTTCCGCCGTCGAGGTGGATAAGCACATCATAGCCGCCCAGCGGGTTCGCGTCCAGCGTGACGGTAAAGGCGTTGCCCCGGCTGCCGCCGTGCTTTGCTGCGGCGGTGAGGGTGTTGGTGGTAGCCCCCGCCTCCTCGCTCTCCGCCGGGACGCTCATGGTGATCTCCGCCTGCGCCTTTTTGCCCTCCGTGAGGATATAGACGTAGACGGTGGTGGCCCGCTTGAAAGCCTCCCGGATAAGCAACATCTGGCGGTTGGGGTCGCTGTCGTAAATGCTGTACCCCAGCGTGGCCGCCTCCGCGTCCGGGCTGGCGTTCGTCAGCCGGATAAACTGCTTTGCCGGGCCATAGGCCGCTTTGGGTAACGGGACAATGACCGTGCCTCGCGTCCCTGCGCTGAGAATGTCGGTTTCCCTGCCGCTCTCGAAGTTGATATACGTCCCCGGTCGTACCTTGCCGACCAGCTTGTCAAATCTTCCTCCGGCCATCTTACTTCACCCCTTTCTTTTTCCATGCCTCGATGTGCGCCCGCATTTCCTCGACGGTATACTTCTCCGTCAGGCCGTAGGTCGCTCCATCAAAGGTGCTGGTAGAAACGCCGAAAAGCCTCCGGCAGTTCAGCCGCAGCTTTTCCAGCGTGAATTTCGGCGCAGCTCCGGCTTTGGCCGGGGCCTCTGCGCCTTTGGTCTTGCTCGTCATATCGTGTCCTCCTTTACTCCGGCTGCCCGCCGGGTTCCTGTGTGGGGATTGCGTACTGTTCCAGCGCCTCCGCGTATGTGTCCGAGATCGTCTTACCCGACTTCATAAACACGTCGAGGCTGAACGCCTGCGCCCTGTCTACGGCCTCTGTGGTGTCGTTGTACGGCCTCCGGCTCCGCCAGCTCATGGTAAGCTGCGCGGCCCCGTCGTCCAGCACTTTCAGCTTTGGGTCATTCACCCGCACCCATTCGCCCTCGATTTCGCTGCCGTCCTGTGCTATGAGCGGTATGAGGTTCCGCCCCGCCCGTATCGCCTGCAAGACTGCGCTCCCGGCGGAGTACGCGCCCTGCCCCGTCCTGTGGAATAGCTTGATATACCATACAAAGTCCGTCCAGTAGGTGAGGAATGTCTCGCCCCCTGTGTCCAGCTCTGGCGTAGGGAAGTAGGCCGCTGGAATGGAAAAGTGCCGGGGGACGTTCCAGTAGTACGGGGACGGCCCTCCGGCGCGGTCGAGAACGTATTTGATTATGCTCGCCATCTCCTGCTCAAGCAATTTCCCACCCCCTTATCCGCCAAAGTATTTGTCAATCCATTCTTGGAGCTTTGCCTCTGCGCTTGCTTGGAAAATCTTCTCGAAAATGCGCAGTGCGCTCTCGAAGTAGTGCTTGCCCTCCACCCAATGCTGTTTCAGCAGCATTCCGGTTTCGGCTCCGGGGTCATAAATAAAGCGGTCGCCCTCCCAATACCCCGGCACCCAGCGCCGCGCTACCCCTTTGGTGTTCGTCCAATGTCCGTCGTTCACATACCCCGCGTAGCTCAAGTTTGTCCCCACTTCCAGCGTGAGGCCCCCGTCGGTCAGCTCCCATACGTTCGCGTCGTTCCCTTTCTCAAAGCTGGCGAGTAAAAGCCTGCTGTCCAGCACTTTCCGCCGCACGATTTCGTCTTGGACTACTCTCAAGAAGTCAAAACCTACTGCCTCAAGATACAGCTCCATTTCCTGACGAAAATCGCCTTTCGCGGCCCTTTCCAGCCTCTCGAAAAACTCCCGGTACTCCGCCATGTCAAACTCCACCGTAGCCATTACAGGTGCCGCTCCTCTCCGATTTTCTTGATGTAGACGAAAAGGTGGTGGCCCCGCACGTTGACGGGCTGCTCCGCCGTGTATTCCAGCTTTGTCCCGCAGTCTACGATTTTGTCATTCAGCCGCACGTCTGTCCCGATAGGGAGGGTGAGTTTGATTTTCGCGTCCATGAGGTTCGCCGGGGCCGTCTGCGTGACAGTGACGCTGGCCGACTTCACTCCGAAATGGCAGCTCTGCCCGCCGATGTCCGGCTCCTCTGGGTAGCTGAAAGTAGGGGAGGCGGGGAGGCCGTAGCCGGGGCTGGCCGCGCTCTCCTGCGCGTGGTAGATGTCGCAGGTATGGTTGAGTAGCCTCTCTAAGCTCATGCCTCCACCCCCTATAGCTTTCTCATTCGCAGTGTAACCCCCTTGCGGGGTTCCGCGATAACATAGTCGTCCAGCAGCGCCGCGAGGTCTAACCCGTCAATGCTGATTTGGCTGGCCTCTGCGGTGTAGCTGTAGTCGTCGAACGTCTCCGACTTGACCTCCCGCGCTGCGATAGCGGCGTTGTGGCCGTAGGCCTCCGCCAGTATCAAAACCGCCGTTTTCACCACCTGCGGCAGCTCCTCCGCGTCCTTGAAAGAGTTGTGCGTGTATGTGATAACATACTGCTCCGCCCTCGCAATGTCCACTATGAGCCGCGTGTCGCTGCGCTGCTGCACCGCTGGCAGCTCCGAGTATTCCCGGACTTCCTCTGGCGTTACCCACGGTCTATCCGCCATACCGCACCTCCCCGGTTAGTCCTCCTCGCCGTAGTCAGCCTCGCCCTCGGAGCTGTTGTCGCTCTCGCTGGTGCCAGTGCTGGCCCCGGCTCCGCCGTCCCCAGCGTCGCCCTCTGCGTCCACCTCGACCTCCTCGCCAGCGATAGCCTCAACGAGCTGCGCCTTTTTGAGGCCCTTTGTCTCAATGCCCATGTCCTCTGCGAGGCGCTTGAGGTCGTCCACTTTCATCTCCTCAAGCTGCCCCCGGTCGAGGTTGCCCGTGAGTGTCTGGCCGCCGCCTGCGCTTTCCTCTCCGCCGTCCATGAGCCGGAAATAGCCGGAGGCTACCGCCACGTCAGCGGTAGCCTTGTCCTCCACGAACACGTCCGGCTCTTTCCGGGTGGCGCTTACCACGCCGCAGTAGGAGAGGCCCTTGCAAAGTCTGATGTGATACATAGTCGCTCCTCCTTACTTGAGGCCCTTGATGATGGCCGTCGCGTCCAGCTCCTCGACGATGGGGTCATAGTCCAGATGGGTGACGTAGAAACGCTTATCCATCATAATGGCCTTTTCGCCCTCGGTGGTCTTGCGGATTTTCACGGAGTAGGTGTTGACGACAATGAGGTTTTTGGGGTCGGTCAGCAGGATAGTCCCGTCGTCGAGGGCGGGGCATTCCACCGTGGGAATGCGGGCGGGGGAGTTGTAAATGCTCTCCGGCACCGCGCCGCCCTTGCCAATCACCTGATTGAGCAGAAACAGCTCCCACTCCTGCGCCCGGTGCGGGGACATCAGCCAGCGGAGCTTGCCGTTGTTGTACTTGTTGGGGAGCTGGGCCAGCGTCTTGTAGAAAAGGTCGAGGCTCATTCCCGTGGCGCTGCTCGCGTCGTAGACGTGACCGCTGTTGGAAATCTGCTTAATCCAGCCGTCATTGATCTTCAAGAAATCATAGTCCGGGTCAGTGCTTTCCGTGGCCTCGTCGCCGTTGAGGTACAAGTCCTCAAGGTCAATGCCGAGCTGGGTCGTCATAAGGTTGGTGACGATAGTCTCGAAGTTCTGGCCCTCGATGTTCTCCCGCAGCGTCTCCTCGGTGATCTCCCAGGGCAGCCGGACGGCGGTGGTGGCGTACTCAATCTGGCTGGTTTCCACGCCTGCGCGGTAGCCGTCGTCGGTGTTCTCCGTCTTTTTGCGGACAATGCGGCGAGCAATGCCAATCTTATCGACCTCGCCCGTCTTTGCGGTACGCATTTCGTGCCGCACGAGGCCGCCGAGGGTGGTGGCCTCAAAGGTCTGCTGAATGAATTTCTTCGCCTGCTCCGGGTTCAGCAGCCCAGAGGCAAGGGAGGTCGTTTCGATGGTGGCCGCCTTGCGGATAATGTCCTGATTGTTAGGCATAGTCTCTTTCCTCCTCGTAAATTAAAGAATACCGTGCAGGTAATGCTCCTCGCCCGCAGATTTCTCCACGGTGCCGCCGAGGTTGCTGGGCAGGCCCCGGCTTTTCAGCACCGGGTCAACCGCCTTTGCCACGGCTGCGGTAATCATCTCCTGCACCCGCTCTGCGGTGACGTGTTCCTCCTGCGGGGTGAGCGCCTTGGCAATGGCCTCTCCGACCATCTTCTCGACGGCCTCCGGCGTGATTTCGGCGGGGGCGGTATTCTCCTTACCCCCAGCCTTTTCCACCGCTCCTGCGCCACTCTGGGCCGCCTGCGGGGGTTCCTGCTGGCCTGTGGTCTGCTGTGCGCTGCCGCCCATTGCCTTTTCGATGGCAGAGGCGACGATCTGCTCTACGTCCTGTTTCGTCACTTCTTTGTCCTCCTTATCCTTGTCTTTGTCGGTTTCGGGTTCGCCCTCCCCGCCGCCGCCCTCCGGCTCCTCGGACTTCTTTTTCTTGTCCGGGTCGTCGTCCTCCGGCTCCGGGTCGTCGAACTCCTTGACAAACGCTCCCAAACTCTCGTAGATATTCAAGAGCGTTTCCTTGTTCTTGCCGCTCATTTTCTTTCCGGCCTTTGCGATCTGCTCCGGCTGGTCGGTGTGAATGGCTTTGGTGATAATCTCCTTGCCCGTGAGAATGTCGGTGATGATGGCGTTGAAGTCCTCAAGGCACTCGCGCACCTTGCCCTCGTCCGCCTCATACTGCCAGCAGCCCGTGTACGGGTCGTAGTGCTGTAGGGTGTCTTGGAGGGAATAGAACGCCTCCCAGAAAAGGTTGCCTTTGCTGCGCTCCGCAAAAAGTTCCGCTACGGCTCCTTTCTCCACCACATTCAGCCCCAGCGCCGCCGCCAACTGTTTCAGCAGCCCCTTTTTCTCACTGGTTTCCTGCTTGCTTACGCTCTCCAACTGCACGTCCTCCTCGCTGTAGTTTCCGAGGCCGCCCATACTAAAGCCCGTGATCTCGCCCTTTTCAATTCCAGCCCACACGCTTTCGTCTGTGACCTCCATCGTCATAAGCCACGTTCCCTTGCGGACTGCCTCTCCGTCGATGTCGAAATCGGCTTTGGCAATCCACGTTTCCACAACCGTCGCCCCGTCCAGCGGCTCAAAGCTGTGTTGCAGGTCTACTTGGTCGCCGTTCTTGGCGTACCAGTAGGCCGCCTTTGTAATCTCCTCCTCCGTCATAAAATTGCCGTGGCTGTCCTCCTCCATCGGCTCATAGACAATCCCGGTGACGTAGTGGCTGTCTGCGTCCGCCTTGATAATCCTGCCGTAGGTGGTGAACGTCGCTTTGCCGCCGTCCTCTTTCTTTATGAGGAACTGCCGCTTGTTTGCGGCCTTATCGACGAGTGAGACGAATTGGATTTTCGCGTCCGTGATTTCGTATGCTTTCCTCAAACTCCTGCTCATGGCCTTTCACCTCCTTTCGGTGGCTCTTGGGAAATATAAAAAGCAGCGTCGCCGCTGCTCTTTACCGTGTCCTGTTTCCGTGTCGCCACGAAAACGCCTCTGAACGGCCCGAAATGGCCGTTATTTGTCTGGGGGTGTAATTTCTCTACCCGTGTCCTCTGCGGCGCTCCTGCGCCACGAAGGGAGGCAGAGCGGCTATTCCTCGTCAATCCCCGCTTTCGCCTTGTTCTGTGCGTCCAGCTCTTTCTCCCATTCGTCGTCCATAGCGTCGATTGCCTCCTGCTGTAGCCGCTGGCGCTCCTCCAACGGGAGGCCGAGGGTTTCCTCGCTGACGACGGGCTGGGAAATGCAGTGGCAGTTTATGCTTTCCTCCGGGGGGAGGAGCGGGTCGCGGGGGTACATCGGTTCATAGGTGCCGCCGTCCGCGCCGATAAGCTCATACGGCTCCTCAACCGGGACGCGCTGGCCGTCCATATCCACATGATTTTGGCGCGGCTCGTTCCTGTATTCCCCCGTGTGTTTCCACATCTTCTCGCTGACCGCCGGAGACTGCATATATGCCTCCTGCTGCGCGACGCTGTGCGCCCGTAAAACCTCTGTGACGGCGACGCGCCGGGCCTTATAGTATTCGTCCCGTATGCCACTGTCGAGGATAGCGCGGGTGAACTCCGCCATGCCCTGCCCCTCTGCAAGGCCCTTTTCGAGTATGCGCTCAATTTCCTTGTGACTGTTGAGCTGCATGATCTCTCCGAGGTCTTTGCTCCAACTCTTTACCCATGCCAGCGTCCGCTTTGATACCTGCGTCAGCTTGAGGCCTCGGTCTGTCTGGGCGATATAGTAGCCGATGTACTCCGGGAGAAATTCGCTCAGCCTCTCCGTGAAAACCGTGGCGAGCTTGCTCTTAGCTGCGTCATTCAGTTTCACCCCCGGCCAGATGTCCGCCGAAAAGGTTTCGAGGTCAACGGCCTTTTCCGCCTCCGCAAGGATATAGTCTGTCTCCTCCAACAGGGCCTCCTCAACACTGTCCTCGATGTCCTGCGCGTATTTGAGCGTCTTTTTGGGCTTGATGTAGCCCTCCGCGCCCAGCGCGTCCGCGAGGCCGTCGTCTGCCTTTTGGATATATGCGTCGATGGCCTTAATAAGGGGGGCGCACTCCATGCACATCGTCAGCCCCCCTTGTCCATCTTCATCAGCAGCCGCTTTACCTCTTTCATCACAGCTACCACCGCGTCGTCGTGGCTGCTGGCGGCCTTTTCTATCTGCTGTTGCAGGCCCATCGTGAGCTGGCCGATGTCAAACCCCTGCGCGGCTCCGCCACCCTGCGATTTGCTGTAGGATAGGGGAGTGTCGCCCCATTCCTCTGGGTAGTCCTCCGCCTGCTCCCCGAACGCCTCGTAGATGATACGCTTGGCAAAATTCGGGGTCACACCTCCGGCGTTGTTCGCTACTGTAAGCAGCTTGTAGAGGTCGTCCGGGTTGGTGATGTCCGGCTCAAGGAAATAAGCCTCGACGTGCTGGAATTGGTAGCCGTTCAGCAGGCGGTTGTTGATGGCCCATGCGAGGCTCCGGCGCTCCGGCTGGAATACCTGCTCCTCTGTGACCTCCTGCGCGGTCTGCGCCGTCGCCCGGTTAAAGTCGGTAGTATAGGCCACATAAAGGTCTGGGAGCTGGAAAGCCGACTGCACTTTCCGGCGGTTGTTGTCGAGGTAGCCTTGGAAAAGCTCGTCCTTTTGGAGTACGCTGGCGAGGTCTTTGACGGTGATTTTCGGCTTTTCCTGTTGGTCGAAGTCCGTCCGCCCGTCGCTCGCCTCTGTCTCCAAGAGGAGAAAAGCGTGTTGTCCGGCCTCTCCCTTGATGTCGTTGATATACTGCTGTAGCTTTTCAAAGCTCTCGTCAGTGAGGGTGCCGCCCTCAATCATAATCATCAGTGGCGTATGCCTGCCGTTGGTGAAATAGTTGTTGTTGAGGGTTTCCGCCCTCCGGCTCCCGTCTACGCCGAGTATCTGGCCTATCCAGCGCACCTCCCCGTATGGCTCCGTCCCGATGGCGAACTCCATAATTTCGTTCGCTTGATATTCGAGGTCGAGACTTTCGCCCTCCTTGAGGTATTCGCCGTCCCGCCTGTCCATAATGCGCGGGTCGCCAAACTCCTTGAAAAAGACGGTCTTGCCGCCGATGTCCTGCCTGTACTTGCAGTAGCGTTTCTTGCGCTCTGTCTGCTGGCCGTGATGGTAGTATACCGTGGAGATATACGGGTCGAGCGGGCGGGTCTTGAGTATCGTGGGCGTTTCCTTGACGAACTCGATTTGCACCACCTCTCCGGCCACATTGCGAATGACCTCAAGGTAGGCAATGCCGTAGGTTTCCCGCGCCTCGATGATGTCCTCAAATACCTCTTTGGTGTCCTGCTCGATGTTCAGCAGCTCAATGATCTCCTGCGCCCGGCTGAACTCCGCCGCCATCTCCGGCGTTTCCTCCGCGTCCTCGATATACCGTATGCCTATCCCAAACCCTGCGATATTGTTCTTGTAGGCCCTGATACATTGGGGGAGAATGGTGCTGTGCTTTACCAGATTGCGCAGGCCCCGCAGGTCGCTTGGCGGTGAAATCCAGTCCGCCGCCGCGTAGACCTCCTGCTCTGTAACCTGCTGGGAGGTGTCCGCTTTCTCGACGGGGGCCTGCTGCCATTTGATAATCCGCGCCCGTATCCCTCTTTTGGAATTAGCCACTCTTTTTCACCCCTCTCTTTTTCGGTGGCTTGACTGGCAAGCAAAGCAGCAGCACACAGTCCGCCTCGTCCGGGGAGGGCTGCCCTCTTTTCTTCACCGCGTCCTTGCTCTCAATCTTGATTTTGCTGGCCTCTGTCAGCCCGTACTTTCGCCCGGAAAGCTGGGCCACGAGGTCGTCGTCGTCCGGGAGTATCAGCTCCACGGGCTTTCTGTTGCCCTCCTCGTCGTAGGGCTGTAAAAGGTTCTTCACCACGGACATCATGTAGGTAGTGCTGTCGTGGTAGTATTTGTGTTTTATCCTCTGGCCGAACTTCACGGGGTAAATCTCAAGCCACCAGAAACGCTCCGGGTCGCCTCGCTTGACCTGCCGGAGGCGGTCTACTACGCCGCCGCCCACGCCGCCGTCGTCCACCTTGACGGGAATGGGGGTCGTGAGCTTGTACCTCTGCGCCAGCTCCTCCCCAAGCAGGATAATGTCGTCCGCCGTTTTCATGGTGTCCTGCCCCTGCCGCTTGCGGTAGAACGTGACCTTTTCGTCCACCTTGTAGCCTATCACCGTCTTGTCGTCTCCAAATCGGGCCACGTCGCACCCGATATGCACCATAAGCGGGTTTTTCCGGGGAGAAAACTCTGTCATAATGGAGTTTTCGACGAGCGAAAGAGGTATAAAAATATCGTCCTCTTGGAGCGGGAACTCCCCAGCGACACGCACTCGGAACACGTCGCTGTCCTCCCCGTACATTCGGGCGATAGTGTCTACGAAGTCCTGCGATACCCGGCTGCTGTTCCTGCCGTCGATGTGGAACGTCGAGTAGCTGGCCCTGTTTTTGTTATGGCTGTCGTAGAAAAAGCCGGAAAGCTGCGTCGGGTTCCCGCACATCAGGAGCCGCGCCCCCGGCGTAGAGAGCGAGCCGAGTACAGGCTCGAATATGTTGTCCTCTACGCCGCTGGCCTCGTCGATGATGTATAGGACGTGTTCTGCGTGAAAGCCCTGTAGCGCGTCCGGCTTGCTGGCCGTCCGCGCTACTGCAAACCACTCCTCTGGGTAGCCCCGCATATAGACCTTTTCCTTTGTCCAGATAAGCTCATTCGATAGGGCCGAGTTGTGCCTTATCCACTTGCTGACCTCTGCCCATAGAATGTCAAATAGCTGGTGCTGCGTCGGGGCCGTGCAGGGTATCTTGGGGAATGGGCGCGTCAGCATAAACCAGATAACCGCCCACGCCTCCACCGTGCTTTTCCCTACGCCGTGGCCGCTCCTCACGCTTGTCATGGTGTTTGCCTCCAAGCTACGGAGTATCTTTGCCTGCTCCGGGTCTGGCGTGGCCCCGATAACGTCCTGCACAAATTCGACGGGGTGGCTGTTGTAAAACAGAATAGCCCGCTCTAAATCACTCACCGCCGTCGCCCTCCCTCTTTTGGAATACGGATATGATCGCGTTCGCAAACTGGGCCGGGCCGCCGCCCGCGCCCTTTTCGGCCTCCTCCTCAAGCGTCCTGTTGAGCCGTTCAAGGTCGGTCGCCATCTTGATATACTCCTTGATGTCTTTGGGGGTCATGTCCTCGACTGACAGGCTCGATAGGGCCTCAAGAGCTTTCTTTTGGAGCTGCATGGCTATCCCGATATGGCGCTCTGTCATGGCTTTGCGGTCGGCCACAACCTTTTTCCGGGCCTCCCGCTCAAGGTCGTTTTCGTAGGCCCTGACGCGCTCCTGCCATCCTTTGTCCCGGCTCCAACGCTGAATAAGCGACGCACTCTTGCCCAACTTTTGCGCAACCGCTCTTGTACTCCGCTCCGCGCCCATGCTGAGATAGGTAGAAAAAGCCTCATACGCTTGTGCGCTCTCGCCCTTTTGACGCTCCCACGGCTTGTCAGTCTTTGGCATATCCTCCTCTCCTTTTTATCGTTCTCGCGGCTCCGCCCCAACAATCCAAAAGAGAGCATTGTCTGTGTTGAGACCCTGCTCCAACAGGTATTTCATGGTCTTTGCCTCATACTGCGGGTGGAGCTTTAGCCCTCCTATACGCATTTTCTGCTGCTTTTCGTAGACAAAGCCCGGCGTATGGAAAAGGTCGTGGTAAATGAACTCCCGGCCTGCGCCGTATCGCTGGATAGTCGCCCGCACCTTTTCCCTGCGGTCGAACGCCGTGGATATGAGGTGAATGTTCTTCACTTTCTTCCCATATTTTTCCACACCGATAATCACGCCGCTGGCGGTTATCCCGCTCCCGCAGGTGATATAAAGGTCGTCGAGGTCGTCCGGGATATTCTGCACCTGTTCCGATACGGCACTCAAAAGCACCTCCCCGTAGTCGTCGAGGTTTATCCCGTACTGGACGAGGAACATTCCGCTCCGGGCCGCCAGCGCCTCCGCCTTTGCCTTGAGGACGTTGTGCCTGCCGCTTTTGGCTATCACTTCCACTCTGGCCCCGTAGCTCATGGCGAGCCGGGGCATAGCGCCTGTGGCGATTGCGTAGTCGCTGGCCCCCCCGTATGCCACAATGCAGGGTAGCCGATAGTGCCGGGCTGCTGCTGCCGTTATCGGCCCTTGCGGGGAGTGGATAGAGCAGTAGGTGATTATCCCCGTGGCCTCTGGTCTCCGCCGCAGTGCCGCCTCCACCAGTAGCATACACTGGCGCAGTTTCCCGCCGTTCACTCCTCCGGCCCCGAACGGGGCATATAGGTCGTCCCGCTTAAAGCGCATTCCGGCGATCTCCTGCACGGGGGTCAGGTCGTGGGCGTTCATTCCTCTGCCCCGAAAAGGCGCTTGTAGTATTCGGTCTTGCCTGCAAGCTCCTCCTGCATGAGGCCGTAGAAAGACTGGCCGTTGATTTTCTTGTTGATACCCGCTACCTGATTGAGGCTCTGGAAACAGCCGCCCGTCCCCACCTGTTTCATCAGCTCTGTCGGCTCCGGGCTTTTGCCGTTCACGAGCATACAGAGGTTGTAGTCGTTCCCCTTAAAGCCCTCAAGCCCGTCTATCCCGCAGCACGTCATGCTGTCGCCCATTGGCCGCAGGCGGTTCTCCCCGGCGTAGAATTTCAGCCCGTGCCTGTGGCACTCCGCCCTGATGGCCTCGAAGTGTGGCCGCAGGACGCTCAATGGGTAGCAATGGTCGCCGCCGATTTTCACCATGCCCTTTTTCCCCTTGTAGAATTTCATGCCCTCGACCACTACGCCGTAAACGCCTGCCGCCGCCAGCCGGGGGATATTCGCCATAACGTCTCTGAAAACCTCCGGCATATAGGGCTGTACCCGTACGATTACCCTCTGCACTCTGTGGGCGAGGGCATGAAATTCTACAAGGGGAAAAAGGGCATGGT